GACGCAGAATAAATAAAGAGAAACAGAGAGAACGCAAATGCCAATTTCAAGAATCAAAACAGACGGTATTCAAGATGATGCAGTGACAACTGCAAAGGTTGCCGATGACGCTGTGACAACTGCATTAATTGCTGATGATGCAATCACATCATCCAAGATTGGTGTTGACGTTATTGCTGCCGAGGACTTGGCGGCAAACTCTATAACTGTATCCGAAATCACTGATGGCGCTATTACTACGGCTAAGATTAATGATGGTGCTGTGACTATGGCAAAGCTGGCTACGTCAGGTACTCTACCAGCATTAGATGGTTCTAACCTGACCGGCGTTGGTGTCGCTGGTATCTCATCAAACAGCACAAGTGGCACAGCGTTGGGTATTGACGCAAACAACATTGTGACTATTCCATCTGTACCCGCTTGGAGAGTAGGGCTATCTTCTAATCAAAACGTATCAGTAAATAATACTAATGTTACTGTTGAATTTGATAATTCGACCACTGACAATTGTTTTTTACAAGGAGGTTTAACACTTTCGTCTGGTATAATTACTGTGCCTGTTGCTGGTGTTTATCAAGTAAATGTTACTATCAGACAGACTGGTGTAAGTGGTGGATACGTTCTAGTTCGTATTTTGCGAAACAATGTAACTACTGGCAGCAGCGGAACTTACATTATTGATGGTACTACCGTCACCTACACTAACTATACTGGTTCAGATATTTTCAAATGTGATGCAAATGATACTCTTCGAGCTACTGTTCTTTCATATTCTGACAATATTTACTCAATTGTCAACACCTCAATCTTTTCCGGCCACTTAATAGGATAGGAGACAGATATGGCACTTATAAAATTAAACAATCAGTCTCTCACCGCAGTATAACTGCATTAGAATCAAACTAATTTTTAAAACATCAAGTACACAATCCTTATAAATAGAACAAAGGAGACTGTGTTCGATGGCAACTATTTCTAACTTATTTATTGACCAAGATGCTGACTTCACTACAACGGTGACAGTCAATGATGCTAATGGTACTGCACTTGATTTGACAAGTTATACTGCATTGGCGATGATTCGTAAAACGTATCAATCAACAACTGCAACGACATTTACTTCAGCTTTCGTATCTCCACGAACCACAGGTCAAATAACAATTTCACTAACAGACACGCAAACAGCGGCTCTTGAAGACGGACGATATGTTTATGATTTAGTCATAACAGATGCTTCTGGTTCTAAAACAAGAGTGGTTGAAGGTATTGCGACTGTCAACCCAAGCGTATCAAGGTAGAACTATGGCAATTACTGCAACAGTTAATACTAGGAGAAGTGTGGTTGGTTCTGTATCACAGGGCAATCAACCACAGGTAACTCGTGTAACAGTGCCAGGCCCCAAAGGGGATTCGGCAGCGGCATCAGCATCATCTATTAATTTAGATCAACTTGCTAATGTTGATGTAACATCTTTTCCAGTGCAAGACGGTTCTTTGTTGCAATACAGATCGTCAACTGGTAAATGGACTGCTAGAAATGAACTTGATACAACTTCTGGAAATCTCGTATTGAGTGGTGGAAGTTTTTAACATAGGAAGAAACGAAAATGGCATTAACCCTACAAATTAAACGCTCCACAGGGAGCACCGCCCCATCCTCTCTTGCAGATGGTGAACTCGCCTATACCCACGGCAATGAACAATTTTATATTGGTGATGGTTCTACAGTAAAGGTAATTGGTGGTAAAAAATTCAATGATTTAATTGATCATACTGCTGGTACATTAACAGCAAGTTCTGCTTTAATTGCTGATAGTAATAGTGCAGTTGACAGTTTCATCATTGGTAATAATTCATCTACTGGTGGTTCTCTAAAACTTAATGAGGGAACTGCAAACGGAACAAACCATGTTGCGTTGAAAGCACCAAACTCTATTACCTCAAATGTTACATATACATTGCCTGCGTCACCTTCTGCTGGTGACTTCTTAACAACAGACGGTTCTGGTAATCTAAGTTGGGGAACTGCTGTAACATCCGAATCGGTTGAAGATATTGTTGGTGACCAGTTAGTAACAAATGGTGTTCACACTCGTATTACTGCAACATACGATGACGCTGGTGACGGTGCAATCGACTTGGTTGTAGACAGTGACTTGGCAAACTATTCAAATACGAATACAGGGTTTATCACTGCAAGTTCTACTGATACACTAACTAACAAGTCTGGTAATATTTCTCAGTGGACAAACGACAGTGGTTATCTAACATCATTTACTGAAACAAATGACTTGTCAGCCGCAGTGACTTGGGCAAATGTGCCTGATGCGAACATTACTCAGAGTTCTGTTACACAACATCAAGCATCATTGTCAATCACCGAATCACAAATCAGTGATTTGGGTTCTTATCTAACTGCTGAGACAAATGACTTGTCTGCTGCTGTTGTTTGGGCAAACGTACCAAACGCAAATATCACACAAGGTTCTGTTACACAACACCAAGCAGCATTGAGTATTACTGAATCACAAATCAGTGATCTACAATCATACTTGACTGCTGAAACAAATGACTTGTCAGCCGCAGTGACTTGGGCAAATGTTCCAGATGCAAATATTACAGAAAGTTCAGTAACACAACATGAGGATGCACTTTCTATTACTGAATCACAAATCAGTGACTTACAAAGTTATTTAACTGCTGAGACAAATGACTTGTCTGCTGCTGTTGTTTGGGCAAATGTTCCTAATGCAAACATTACGCAAGGTTCTGTAACACAACACCAGGCTGCACTTTCGATTGCAACCTCACAGTTGACAGGAACAGTAACTAATGCACAACTTGCTGGTTCAATCACCAATGCAAAACTTTCTAATAGTTCTGTAACAATTGGTTCTGATGCTGTTGCACTTGGCGGAACTCAGACAGACTTGAATGGCATCACATCTCTTGATGTTGATAACATGACACTTGATGCAAATACTATTTCAACAACTGATTCAAATGGTGACTTAGTGCTTTCTCCAAATGGAACAGGTTCAGTTACAGTTCCTTCTGGATATGAAGCAAGAGCCGGATTTAGTTCAGATTCACTTGTTAATAAATCTTATGTTGACAGCGTTGCAAACGGACTTGACGTTAAGGCGTCTGTAAGAGTTGCTACTACTGCAAACCTTGCCGCAACATACAACAACAGTGCAGGCACTTTGACTGCATCTTCTAATGGTGCAATCTCAGTTGATGGTGTGTCTCTTAGTGTAGACGATAGAGTGTTGGTTAAAGATCAGACTACACAAACACAGAACGGTTTCTATAAAGTAACAACTGTTGGTTCTGGTGGTGCTGCATTTGTTCTGACAAGAACTCCAGATGCAGATGCAGCTGATGAGTTGACTGCTGGTGCATTTACCTTTACAGAAGAAGGTACTGCAAACGCAGACAACGGTTTTGTTCTAAGTACAACTGGTGCTGTAACTCTTGGTACTACAAACATTGTGTTTGAACAGTTCTCTGGTGCTGGACAGATTGCAGCTGGTAATGGTTTAACAAAAACTGGTAACACAATTGATGCAGTAGGAACATCAAATAGAATTTCTGTTTCTGCAAACGCAATCGACATTGCTTCAACTTATGTTGGACAGAACACAATCACCACATTGGGTACTATTACTACAGGTACTTGGACAGGAACAGCAATTGCTGCTACTTCTGGTGGTACTGGTTTAACTTCAATCGCAAAAGGTTCTGTACTAGTTGCAAACTCTGCCAATACTTTGTCTGCTCTTGATGGTGGAGGTTCTGACGATGGTTATCTGTTCTACACATCATCTTCAGACACACTTTCTTTTGCTACAAGTGTTGACGGTGGTACATTCTAAATAGTCATATAGGGGTTGCCTAATGGCTTTGGACATAAAACTTAAAAGGTCGCATACTCATTCTACAATTCCAACTACTTCGGATTTGTCAGAGGGTGAGTTTGCTGTCAACACATATGACAGAAAACTGTATATGCGTGACGGTAGTAGCAATGTTGTTACTGTCGGTAACGACTATGCAACCGACTTTGAATCCACCACAAAAACTTTCTATGTAACTGTTGCAACTTCTACTTCTGCTCATGTCCATCATGGTAGTGGTTCTAGTAACAAGTACAAGATTAATGGTGTGTTTTCTCCATATCTAGATTTAATTCCTGGCATTACATATCGTTTCGATCAATCAGATAGTTCTAACTCTTCACATCCATTTAGATTCTATCTGGATGAGAACAAGTCCACTTCCTATACAACTGGAGTAACAACTGCTGGTACAGCTGGTTCTGCTGGTGCATACACAGAGATTGTAGTGTCTCACACAACCCCAGCTGTTCTTCACTATCAATGTTCTGCACACGGACTTATGGGTTGGGCTGCATTTGTCAATACACATAACCTCACTGCATTTGACACTGGTGACTTGACTGAAGGTTCTAACCTTTACTACACAGACGCACGAGCAGACGCACGAGTAAATTTACAAACAGGTTCTAATCTAGACTTGAGTAGTAAAGATACTGGTGACTTGTCAGAAGGTTCTAATCTTTATTATACAGATGCAAGAGCAGATGCACGAGTTAATCTTCAGACAGGTGCAAACCTAAACTTGAGTTCTAAGGATACTGATGATTTATCTGAAGGCTCAACAAATCTTTATTATACCAATGCAAGAGTAGATGCAAGAATTACAAAGTCAGCAATTGATGCATTGAATGTTGATGCTGATACTTTAGATTCACAGGATGGAACATATTATCTAAACTATAATAATTTTACTAATACACCAACCATACCTTCTGCATTAACTGACTTGAGTATTTCTGATGGAACTTCGGGCCAATTTCTAACAACTGATGGTTCTGGTAATTTTAGTTTTGCAACACTACCAACTTCTGGCATTTCAAATGTTGTAGAAGATACTACGCCACAAATGGGTGGTGACTTAGATGTTAATGGCAACGCAATAGTATCAGTATCTAATGGTAATATTGCAATCACGCCAAATGGAACAGGTTCAGTTATTATTGATGGATTGTCTCATCCACAATCAGATGGTAACAGTGGACAAGTTATTACAACAGATGGTTCTGGTAATCTATCCTTTGCATCTGTTGGTTCACTTGCTGGTGCTGGTATTTCAAATGTATCTGATGATACATCGCCTCAATTGGGTGGAGACTTAGATGTTGCAACTCACAGTATTGTATCTACCTCTAATAGAGACATCAACCTAACACCAGATGGAACAGGTAATGTTGTGTTGGATGGACTTTCTTATCCATCCGCTGATGGTAGTGCAAATCAAGTATTAACAACAGATGGCTCGGGCAGTCTTTCATTTGCAGACGCTTCTAGTTCCAGTGGAGAAAATGTATCATGGAGTGTGACACAATCTTCACATGGACTTGCAGTGGGGGATGTAATATATAACAACGGAACTAACTATGTAAAGGCACAGGCAGATAATACTACAACCCTTGGTTTGTTTGTGGTGTCGGCCGTTGCAGATACAAATACATTTACTGCATCATTCTCTGGTAAAATAACACTGTCTAGTCTAACCGCCGGACAATACTATTTTGTTTCAACAACAAATGCTGGAGATTTTGTGTCTACTGAACCAACAAGTGGTTACAGTAATCCAATACTATTTGCTCTAAGTACAACAGAGGCCGTTGTGCTTCCATACAGACCTCAAGATATAACTTCTGGTGGGGCTGCTGGTGGAAGAACAGCATTAGATGTTTTTTCAAAAGATGAGACTAACGCACAAATTTCAGCGTTCTCTATTGCATTAGGATAAGATATGGCTAATAACGCAACAATCGGTGGATTAACAATTAACTTGACAGAGTTGTCAGCAGACACTTCGCCTCAACTTGGTGGCAATCTTGACCTTAATTCAAATGATATTACTGGCACTGGTGACATAAACACAACTGGAACGGTTACTGCATCTGGTACAATAACAGGGGCGACCTTCAGTGGTAGTGGTGCTAGTTTGACAAGTATACCTTCTGCACAGTTGACAGGTGCATTACCAGCGATTGATGGTTCATCTCTTACTGGTATTAATACAGATTTGGTTGATGACACTACGCCACAGTTGGGTGGAAACTTGGATGCACAAACAAATAATATTACTAACTTAGGAACAATCAACACACATACAGTTCCAAGCGGTACTGGAACCCTTGCATTGACAAGTGACATTACACTCACCACATCTTCTACAGATACGTTTACTAATAAGACAATCAATCTTTCAAACAATACTTTGAGTGGAACAGCTGCACAATTCAATACTGCACTATCTGATGGTTCTTTTAAGGTAAGTGGAAGTTATTCTACTGGTGAGGTTATAGAAGAACTTCATGCAGTATGTAATGGAACAGATTTGCATGGAAGAGCAACTATTCAGAATGTAACTGGATCTTACACCATTGGAGAAAGTTATGGTGACGCAACTGGTTCTGTGGTTACTTCTTATACGCCACCAAGTGGAACAAAGATGATTGTGTATGAATATACTGCACATCTGAGATGGTCAGATGCACACGCTATTTCACACTGGCGTTTATACTACCAAGTATCTGGTGGAACATGGACAGAAGTTACAAAGGCAAGAACAAACAGAAACGGATACTATCCAGAGGATAAACAGATTCTTCGTTGGGTATTTGAAGTGGATGCGGCAAGTGATGATTCTACTTTGGGTATCTTTAATGCGGCCACTCCACAACTTGGATTTAAGTGGCAAACACGAGATTACGGAACTAGTAATGAGCGTGGATTCTTACACTTGACCCAGTATTGGGATGGTAGTGGAACTGACGTTTACTCTCAACCAATGATAATGATAAAGGCAATAGCATAATGGAACAGTGGAAAAGAGAAAGAATTACTTCATATCCAAGTATTGGTGATCAACTTGATATGTTATGGCACGCCATAGATGCAGATGAAACATTGAAAGTTCAGTTTGCAGACTTTTACAATGCTATTAAAGCGACTAAGGATGCTTATCCTAAAGAAGATGCATAAATACTATAAAGGATAGATTAAATGGCAACACCAAACACAAGGAATACATTTAAAGAGTACTGTCTCAGGGCATTAGGTAAACCTGTGATTGAAATTAATGTTGATCCAGACCAAGTAGAAGATAGAATTGATGAAGCTCTTCAGTATTTTGCACAGTATCACTATGATGGGATTGAAAGAGTTTATTTGAAACATCAAATGACTCAAGTAGAAATTGATAGAGCAAGAACAGATACTACACTCTCAACTGTAACAGACGTTGACGGCTCAACAACAGCTGTGTGGAAAGAACAGAATAATTTTATTCCTGTTCCATCTAGTGTTGTGTCTGTCGTAAAAGTGTTTCCTCTGACTGATAAATCTACATTGAATATGTTTGATGTTAGATATCAGTTGAGACTAAATGATTTGTATGACTTCACCTCAACCTCTGTAATTCAATTTCAGATGACTATGCAGCATTTGGATTTGTTAGACCACATTCTAGTTGGTGAAACAGCAATACGTCATAACCAACATCAAAATAGATTGTATATGGATGCCGATTTTAAAACAGATTTTGTTGATGGAGATTATATCATTATTGAATGTTATCGTAAATTAGATCCATCAACATTTACTGATATTTGGGATGATATATTCTTAAAAAAATATGCAACTCAACTTATTAAACAACAGTGGGGTGCAAACCTTTCTAAGTTTCAAGGTATTCAGATGTTGGGTGGAGTTGCACTAAACGGTGAACAAATTTATACACAGGCGCAAGAAGAGTTGAACAAGTTAGAAGAACAGATTCAACTTGCATACGAATTGCCGCCTATGCATATGATAGGATAACTTATGCCAACTAATGTATATTTCGATACAGGCACAAGGCCAGAACAGCATCTCTATGAAGATTTAATCATAGAGCAGTTGCGTATTTATGGACAGGATGTATACTATATTCCTCGTAATATGGCTGGACAAGATAACATTTTTGGTGAAGATAAAAGTTCTTCATTCGATGATGCATATCTAATCGAAATGTATGTTGATAATGTAGATGGATATGAGGGTGAAAAAGAACTCATGTCTAAGTTTGGTTTAGATATTCAAGATGATGCAACATTTACAGTTGCAAGAAGAAGATGGGAACAGTTTGTTTCAGTAGATAATAACATTCTGGTATCCTCTCGCCCAAATGAGGGTGACTTAATTTATTGGCCCAAGGGTAATAAGTTATTTGAAATTACGTTTGTAGACCATGATGACCCTTTCTATCAGGTTCAGAATCTACCAACATATAAACTCAAGTGTAAGACATTTGAGTATGCTTCAGAAGTTATTGACACAGGTATTGCAGAACTTGATGCCATTGAGGATAATAACTCTTTGGATATGTTATCACATCAAGTGTCACTGGAAACAGGTACAGTTAGTCTTACTGGAGCAGGTTCTCTTATATTAGAGAATGCAGTAGAGGGTGCTGATGCGTCCTATATAATACTAGAAACTTATAATGTCGCAACCATTGATGAGAATTCGCAAAATGAAGACTTTGAACTTGCAGACGATAATATATTAGACTTCTCCGAATCTAATCCATTCGGTGATGCTGGGATGAAATAATTATGATTGGACAATATTTTTATAATCAATCAACAAGAAATATTGTAGTTGCCTTTGGTACACTATTTAACAATATTCAGTTGACTAAAAAAGACAACAGTGGAAACGTCATTCAGACAATGAAAGTTCCACTTGCATACGGGCCAAAAAACAAATGGTTGGCAAGACTGACTGAAGACCCCAACCTTGCAAAAAAGGTTGCAGTCACTTTGCCTCGTATTGGTTTTGAAATTTCTGGATTAACTTATGATTCATCTAGGAAACAAAACAAAGTTATTAAAGCAAAGAAGGTATTGGATGGTGCAGACAACGACCAGTTGAAATCTGGTTTCATGCCTGTTCCATACAATGTAAACTTTGACTTGTATATTCTATCAAAAAGTTCTGATGATGCATTACAAATTGTAGAACAAATTCTACCATACTTCCAACCAGAGTATACAGTAACTTTGAGAGAAGTTCCAGAACTAGAAATCATTCGTGATGTTCCGATTGTATTGAATAGTATTTCTTATGAGGATGATTATGAGGGCGACTTCACAAGTAGACGGAGCATCATCTACACTTTAAGTTTTACTGCAAAGTATTACTTGTACGGCCCAGTAACGTCCACAAATGTTATTCGTTCTGTACAGGTTGATCAATATGCAAATATGCCTGTCAATGCACCTTCAAGAGAACAGAGATATACTGTTACTCCAGACCCAACATCTGCAGCTGCAACAGAGTTTGATCCTGATGATGATAACTTTGGTTTCAATGAAACTACAAGTTTCTTTGAAGATGCAAAAACTTATGACCCTGCTAGTGGTACAGACGTATAAATAGTATAAAGATTTAGGAAAAAAATATGACAATTAGAAAAATTAGTTCTAGATCACTAGGAGATTCACAAGTTGATACAGCAGATATTGCTGATGGTTCAGTTGATTTAGTAAAACTTTCTGCAACTGGAACAAAAGATTCAACCACATATCTTCGTGGTGATAATACATTCTCTGCATTATCCACCACACTTGCTGGACTAGATGATGCAACAGTAAACACAGCTGATCCCACATATAATGAAAATATTTCTGGTGCATCTGTTGGACATCTTTGGGTAAACTCAACATCTGGTGAGGCATTTGTTCTAACTGATGCAACCACAAATGATAATATTTGGACAAATATTGGTGATGGTAGTGGGAAAATTGCGGCTCCATATATTATAAGTTATCTTATGGTAGGTGGGGGTGCTTCTGGTGGTGGCACTGGCGGCGGTGGTGCCGGTGGAATGGTAGAATCTACTATGAGTGTAACTGCTGATGGAACAGTATATACGATTACAGTTGGTGCTGGTGGTTCTGCTGCCGGTGGCGGCGGTGGCCACTCTGGAAATGGTGCTGACGGCGGCAACTCTACAATAACATCAGTCGCAACCACTGTTTCAGGCGGTGGCTACGGTGGTAGTGGCAACCGTGTTGGTGGTAATGGCGGTTCTGGTGGTGGTGCTGGTGCTGACAGTGTTGCTCAAACAGGCGGTTCTGGAACTGCTGGGCTAGGAAATGACGGCGGCGATAGTACGGCTAACGGTGCTGGAACAGCATTTGCTGGTGGCGGTGGCGGTGGTAAAGGTGCTGCTGGTGGAGATGGTTCTAGTAGTTCCGTTGCTGGTGCTGGTGGCGCAGGCGCAATCTCAACAATTATTACCGCTGCTAATGCAACCTCTTACTCAACTGGTCAAGTATCTGGTTCTGATGTATACTACGCTGGTGGCGGCGGCGGTGGTGCCTATATCTACCAAAGCACTGGAACGCTTGGCGCTGGTGGAATTGGCGGCGGCGGCTCTGGTGGAACAAACGGAACAAATTCTATTGCTGGAACAGATTATACTGGCGGCGGTGGTGGCGGCCAAGGCAATACTTCCGCCGGTACTGGCCAGGGATCTAGACAAGCTGGCGGTGATGGAGTTACTATTCTAAAAATTCCAACTGATGACTTTTCTGGAACTTATACTGGAAGTTCTGTAGAATCATTTGTTCAAGGTTCTTATAGAATTTTAATTTTCAA